TTTATTCTTATTCTTTTGCTGCTCTGAATAAAATAACGACTCTTTACACTCAAGGAGCAGTTAACAATAGACTTATTGGTATGGGTTCAGCTATGGCATTGGCTTATATGGGTATGCAATTAAAGTATAGGAATACCCCGTGGGTTCTTGATGAGATGAGTCTTGAAGATAAAATTGCTAGATCTTTTGATATGTCTGGATTGGCTGCAATGTATTCAGATATGTTTTATACATCTATGCAAACTTCTATGGCATTAGGCATGCCACCTATTGACATAGGCATTAGCCCTAAGTTTCCTCAAAAAGAAGATTTTGGAGATGCAATTACATCTGTAACTGGTGCTTCTACTGGGCTTGCTTACGACCAAGCAAAAGCTGTTGCTCAGTTTATACAAGGAGACTACGGAGCTGCAAGTAAAGATTTTATTAGCAATTTACCTTATATGAGGTTATGGTTCTTAAAAAGCTTTGTAAATGATTTGACGAGAACTATTGCTGGTACTAGATATTAAAGGATAAAATATGACAATATCAGTTTCAAATAACACGCCAAGAGTTTCGTATGCCGTTTCTCAAGGAGCAACAACAACTTCATTCGCAGTTAACTTTGAGTTTTTTGCTGAAGCAGATTTAAATGTTTATGTAGATGGAACACTAAAAACATTAACAACTCATTACTCTGTATCAGGTGGAGATGGTTCTACTGGTACAGTTTCAATGTCTGTTACTGGTGCTACTGGTGGCTCGACTGTAGTGATAACAAGAGACATAGCACTTGAGAGAACTACTGACTTCCCTACTCAAGGTGCTTTTAATATTTCTTCTCTGAATACTGAGCTAGATAAACTGGTTGCGATTGATGCTGACGTTGATGATACAATAGGAAGATCTGTACGATTGCAAGATTCTGATTCTGCTGTGTCTATGGAGCTTCCTCTTAAAGCAGATAGAGTAGGAACAGTTCTTGGGTTTAATGCTACTACTGGTGCTGCCGAAGCTGGACCAACTATTGCTAACGTAAGTTCATTAGCTGCAATAACTGCTAATATAACTACTGTTGCTGGAATTTCTGCTAACGTAACTACTGTAGCTGGCATACAAGCTAACGTAACAACAGTTGCTGGAATAGCATCAGCAGTTTCTAGTGTTGCTGGAGTTGCTTCATTAATAACATCAGACTTTGTATCTGATTTAAATACACTAGCGACAAGTGCAATCGTTGAAGACCTAAATATCTTAGCTACAAGTGACATTGTTAGCGATTTGAATACTCTTGCTACAAGTGATATTGTTGCTGACTTAAATAAACTAGCAACAGATGATATAGTTAGCGACCTTAACACACTAGCAACAACAGATATCGTTAATGACTTAAATACATTGGCAACATCTGATATTGTTACTGACCTAAATTTATTGGCAACAAGTGCTATAGTTGAGGATTTGAATTTACTTGCTACTAGCTCTGTTATTGCTGACATGGCTTCACTTGCTGGGTCAGGAGGAAGTCCAAACATAACTGCTCTTACTGCTTCTGGTGTAATAACTGGTGCAACTCTTGAAGCTACTGGCGATACGTCTGCTGGAGATAATGCTGCAATAGGTTATACAAGTGCAGAAGGATTGATACTAACTGGTCAAGGTTCTACTAATGATGTAACGATAAAGAATGATGCTGATAATGATGTTATTGAGATTCCTACTGGCACAACAAATGTTACTATTGCTGGAAACTTAGGAGTAGGAGGAACAGTAACTGGTACTGGAACTTCTGTATTTGCAGATTTAGATATCTCTGGTGATGTAGATGTTGATGGAACATTAGAAGCTGATGCTATGACATTAAATGGTACTTCTATTACAACAACAGCAACACTATCAACTGGTATATCAAATGGGAATGTTCTGGTAGCAAATGCTAGTGTTGTTGATAATGATTTTTTAAGAGTAGATGGCACATCTATTGAGGGTCGTTCTGCTTCAGAACTATTAAGTGACATTGGAGGCACTACTGAAGCAACAGCAGAAGCCAATAGTGTTGCACTTGCAATTGCCTTAGGATGATAAAGGAGATTTAATATGGCAAATACATTTAAAGTTGTAAGTCATGATGTAATGCCAGCAAGTGCTGGTACTCCAGAAGACTTGTATACAACTCCAGGTAGTACAACGACAGTAGTTTTAGGATTAGTATTGTGTAACGTACATACTGCTCAAGTCACAGCAGATGTAAAGTTAGTTTCAGATACAAGTGGAGGTGGTCGAGCAGCCACCAACACAACGACATTCTTAGCTAACGATATTCCACTTGCAGTAGGACAAAGCACAAGTGTCCTAATGGGAGCAAAGATTGTTTTGGAGACTACAGATAAAATACAGATTGATTGCTCTGTCGCTGACAAGCTCTCCGTTACAATGAGTATTATGGAGATTACATAATGGGTGAACATAACTTAGGTAAAGATGCAACTGCTACTTCGTATGAGCCTGTTATAAAGCAAGGAGAAAACACAGTAGCTACTTCACTCACAATAGATGCAAGTAACAATGCTGTATCAGCTGGACCAATTACAATCGGAGCTAGTGCTACTGTAACTGTATCTGGCATATGGGTGATAGTATGAGTAAGCTACAAGTAGAAACAATATCTCATACCAATAACACTACTGGAATGACGATAGATAGTAGTGGTAGAGTATTAACTCCTACAAGACCTCATGCTTTGGTAGTTATTAATGCAACGGCTACAGGTGGGTACGATACTGTAGCAAACAACGCTGTTATACCTTTTGCAGCTATAGTGCGTGAAACAGGTTCAAATTACGATACAACAAATTACAGATATGTTTGTCCTGTAGCTGGTTTATATTTAGTTACTTGTCAATTAATCATAGACTCAGCAGCAAATATTGATATTGCTTTACGTTTAAGTGGTTCTGATATCCATAGATTTTTTGTAGACTCTAGTAGACAAATTGAGTTTACCACAACTGTAGAAGCAACTGCATCTCAATACATAGATTTTCAACAAGGTTCTGGTGGAGATAGAGATATAAATAAAGCAGGTACAGATGCTTCAAGATATACTGCGGCATCATTTACGTTAATAGGATAAAGAAATGTCAAATGAAATGAATGAATTAAGGAATGTAAGAAATAAAATGTTGTCAGATAGTGATTGGACAGTCATGCCAGATAGTCCGTTATCAGATAGCAAACAAACCGAATGGAAAACATACAGACAAGCGTTAAGAGATTTGCCTAAAGGAGCTAGTCCGAAAGTAAAAGGGATAATGCTTGATATGTCGAGTGTAACCTTCCCAACAAAGCCATCATAGGAGTAAGACATGGTTTCAAAAATTGAAGTCGATACAGTAGTCAATCAAAGTGGCGACCAAGATAGCGGATTAGATTTATCTACTAATGATGTGGTTGCAGTAAAGACAGCTAATACAGAACGCATGAGGGTAGATGCTAGTGGACGAGTGGGTATTGGAGTTACACCTGCTAAGGGTATGTTGCACATACAACCCTCTGCACGAACAACAAACTTTGATGCAAGTGACCACACAACGTATGCTGATATATATGTACACAATCCCACAGATGATGACACTTGTGCAACAGGTATTGCTTTTGCAACAGATGCTTCTTCCTACGATAATGGAGCAAGTGGCATAGCTTGTTTTAGTGGATCGGGAGATAGTGAAAGTGGTTTAGCTTTTATCACTAGACCAAATGGTGCTGTAGCAGCAGAAGCCATGAGGATTGATAGTAGTGGTAATGTAAACATTGGAAGTACTTATACTGGCATACAAGTTAGTGGCATCAGTATGACACAAGATGGTAACATTGATATAGGAGCAGGTACTAATCCACTAGATGTAAACAGACAAACAAATGATGGTAGCCTTATACGATTTTATCAAGCAGGTTCTGAAGAAGGAGAAATAACTGTTTCTGGTAGTACAGTATCTTTATCTGGTTTTCAAGGTTCACACGAAAGTTCTGGCATACCATCTGACACACCTATAGGAACTGTTGTAAGTACAATAGACACAGTTGATACTAAAACAATTATTGCTAAAGATGGTTCTAAATCACAGCAAGATAGAGCAGACCACCCAAAGATAGAGGTATCTAGTAGCGTAGGAGATAAAGCTGTATATGGTGTTTTCTCAAGGTGGAGAACAATAGAAGAAAATGAAGATGTAAAAGCAATGATTGCATCAGTTGGTACAGGCTCTGTGCGTGTAACAGGTGCGTGTGCAAAGGGTGACTTACTAGAGAGCAACGGAGATGGCACAGCAAAAGTGCAGTCAGATGATATTGTAAGGAGCAAGACAATCGGCAAGGTAACAATAGGGAATAGTAGCACAGACGTTAAGCTAGTGTCTTGCGTTCTATACTGTGGATAGGAGAGTAAATAATGACATCAACATTAAAAGTAGATACGATTGCTCATAGTGGTGGCACTACTGGAATGACAATTGATAGTAGTGGTAGAATATTAAAGCCAAGCCAACCTGTGTTTGAAGCATGGTATACTGGAAGTGAATTAGCATTTAGTACAGGAAGCAATCAAGCTCTAGTTTACAACAATGTTACACAACAAGGTGGTACAAACTATAATACTTCTACAGGAAAATTTACAGTACCCATAACAGGGTTTTATTGTCTTACACTTAAAAACAATTTTTACAACATTGCCGTTGATAATACAATGTATCATGGGCTAATTCAGAATGGGACTGGATTTGGTACAGATGAAGAAACTATAGAAGAATATATGACAAGTTCCCATGCTACTCTCGATTATATTCTTTCAGCTACTATAATAAGACAGTATACGGCAAATGACACACTTCAGCCTTATGTAAGGGTCGGTGATGCTGGAAATGGAACAGGGCGTACAAACTATACTGCTAAGAATTATCAAATTTTTGCTGGGTTTTTAATAGGATAACAAAATGACAAAAGAAGAGATATTATTAAGAATACAAAGAGACGCCTTATTAAATCAAAGTGATTGGACACAAGGGTCTGATAGTCCTTTATCAAATAGTAAAAAAGATGAGTGGAAAACATATAGGCAAGCATTAAGAGATTTACCTAAAACTGCTAATCCAAAATTAGATGATACAAAATTGTTACTTGATATGTCGAGTGTAACCTTTCCAACAAAACCGAGTTAGTAAGCTATGACCAAAGCATTAGAAACAAGAGTAGTTAAACTAGAAACTGAGAATCACATTCAGTATAAGGAGATTTTCTTTCGCTTAAAGAGAATTGAACTTGTTGGTCTTGGTGGAATTTCTGCTGTGATAGGTTTGCTTATTAATGTTTTGCTAAAAGTTTACTA